TGACTTTTACTGGCTCAACAATAGCGGCGCCAAGTAATGCAGATCTAACATTAAATTCAAGTAACGGAAATGTAGTGATAGAAGGTATCAGAGTTGCAGGCACCACTATATCAACAGAAGATTCAAGTCCAGGAGTTGAAATAGCAGGTAACCTTATACCTAGTCAAGACGGTGTATTTCAACTTGGATCATCAAGCAAAAGATGGCAAACTTTATTTGTTGCCGCAGAAACAATTGATCTTGGTGGTGCAACTATTTCATCAGATGGAAGCGGAAGCTTAACAATTGCGGCCACAGGTGCAACTTTACCTTCGGGATCAAAGGTTGTTGATCAAGCCATAGTTTTAGGTGGTAAAACTAACAAAACCACCCAAAGACCAGTACAAATAGTAAAAGTATTCGTAAGTGACGGAAGCACTAGCTTCACAGATGCACAACTGCTGGCAAAAACCGCAGATCTTGAATTAGAGTTTAATGGCACAGTGGAAGATGTGCCTGTGTACACAGAGGCAAATCAGACGTTCACATTAACAAATGGTGATTCTTTACAGACAAATGCTGGTGGTGTTACACTGTTTCAATTTTAAAATACTATATAAATACCTGTATAAAAAAAGGGAATGCATCCGGTGAGTCTAAGAAGACCGGGCACAGAACTAGGATATGGCAGATAAAACACCGGTACGAGTAGTCTTCAACGCATCTAATGTAGCCACGGGAATGGCGGAGTTCCAATCGGGGGAGACAGTAGGTACTGAGTTTGGTGGTACAGGCTTAGCTTCCATTGGTTCAGCTGGCCAGGTTTTAAAAGTCAATGCAGCAGGAAATGCTCTAGAATTTGCCGCAGAAGGTGACGTATCAATCACAAACCTAGTTGCTCCCACAAATGCAGATTTAACATTTACAACATCTGGTACAGGAAATATAATATTAGATGCAATAACAGTGAATGGCACAACTTTAAGTGCCTCAGATTCAACAAAAATTACAGTAGCAGAAGCACTAGATGTCACAGGTGCATTGGTTGCGGCTACCTCCCTTAATATTGCAGGAGATGGTGCAACCGTCACAGGTATCAAAGATGAAGATAATATGGCATCAGATAGTGCAACAAAATTGGCTACACAGCAATCGATCAAAGCATATGTTGATTCAGAAGTTGGCTCAGTAAGCACAACTGCAATCAGTCAACTCAATAGTAATGTCACAGTAGCAGATACAGGATCAGGCACAATCACAGTAACAGTAGATGCATCTACAATTGGTGATTTCACAGCATCAGGACTACAACTAGGAGGCTCAGGAGCAAGAGTAACCACTGTGTTAGACGAAGACGGGTTTGACAGTAACAGTAACACATCATTAGCAACCCAGCAGAGTATCAAAGCATACGTTGACGCACAAATCACAGCAGAAGATCTTGACTTTCAAGCAGATTCAGGTGGTGCATTGTCAATTGATCTTGACAGTGAGACTTTTACATTCACTGGTGGTACAGGTATTGACACATCAGGATCAGGAAATGCAGTAACATTTGCCATAGACTCAACAGTGGCTACCTTAACAGGTTCACAAACTTTAACCAACAAAACAATCTCATCACCAACAATTGAAACACCTACAATCACTGGAGCGGCTACAATTGGAGAAATTACAACTAATTCAATTACATCCAATGGGTCAAATGCAGATATATCAATTCAACCAAGTGGTACAGGAGATGTCGTAATAAGTGCATTAAGAGTAAATGGAACCACACTAGACTCGTCAGATTCATCAGGAATCAATATTAATGAAAATGTAACAATAGATGGTAACCTAACAGTTGAAGGCACCGTTGATTTCCAAGATCAGAACATATCTAATGTTGGCAGTTTATCATTAGACTCTATTAGCGGTGACGCAGACTCAAACACATCTATTACATTCTCAGGTTCTGATGTAATAACAATGGCAACAGGTGGATCAACAGCGGCCACTTTTAATGCAGATCAAAGTGTAACATTTAGCGGAGCAGTGGGAGGAACATCTGCAGATTTTGATGGCGGAGTAACAATAGACAACATAACAATTGATGGCACAGAAATAGATTTATCATCAGGCGATTTGACAATTGATGTTGCAGGCGATTTAATATTAGAAGCAGGCGCTGACATCAATGTTCCAGCAAACATTGGAATGACATTTGGTGATGATGGAGAAAAAATTGAAGGTAATGGAACTGACTTAACAATTAATGCATCTAATGACTTAAACTTAACTGCGGCAACAGATATAAATGTTCCGGCTAATGTTGGTTTGACATTTGGAGATGATGCTGAAAAGATAGAGGGAGACGGAACAGATTTAACAATAACTGGTAACAATATAAAATTAACAGCAACCGCTGATGTAATTATACCAAGCAATGTTGGATTACACTTTACAGATGCCAACGAAAAAATTGAATCTGATGGCAGTAAACTTGTTATTACTTCAGGTGGTACTGCATTCAATTTGCCAACCGCAGACGGAGCAAGTGGTCAAGCATTAGTTACTGACGGAGCAGGAACTTTATCTTTTGATACTGTTGCTACTACAATATCAGATGACACATTGGCAACTGTACGAAATAACAAATCATTAGGCACAGCGGCAAGAACAATAGACAGCATAAATGCAACATTCATTGATAGTGCTTTCTACTTCTTGGTACACAATGACCTTGTAAATGAGGTCATAAGTGCAGAAATGTTAGCTGTAACTAATAATGATACAGCATCATTCGTAGGAAACAGAAGAGGGCTAGAGTCAGCAGGCGGAGGCACTGTGCCCACATTGGCCACAGATGTCAGTAACGGTCAATTTAGACTCAGAGCGACAGGTACCTCAGCTGATTGCAAAACAAGTTTTTATAAAGTGGCCATGTCTTCAAGCACAGCAGATGCCACAAGAGGCAACACCGTGACAACTAGCAACACAGACGTTGATAGTGCATCGGAATCAATTGACACATTCGCACATGCAAGTTTTAGAGGTGCAAAATACTTTATCAGTGTTGACAATGACAGCAAAACAGAAATGGATGTTGTAGAGGCACTAGTGGTACATGACGGGTCAGATGCCTACATAGTATCTTATGGTAACAACACTTCTGGTGACAATCCGTTGATAACACTGACTGCGGCAATATCAGGCGATAATGTTGTTGTAAGTGCCGCAGGATCAGAAACAAATTTGAATTTAACAATACACAAAATTTTACTGAAAGATAATATGACAGCAGAAAGCAATGCAAATCAAAAGGCATTCGCCGCTGTCACTGTCAGTTCGACTGCAACCGCTATTGACTTAATGGATCTCGATGATGGAAATGGTGCTGTTTACTTTATTGTTGGTGCCAACGGAACAGAAGGCGCATACAGCATACAAGAAGTATACACAGCGGCAACACCAGGAGTACCAGCAGTTGCCAAAGGTCCTTTTGTTTCAACAAAAGGCACACATCAACTAGACTTTACAGCAGAATTTGACACTGCAAGTGAAAACAGCCTTGAGCTGTTTGCATCAAGCACATCGGGTGGTAGCACAACAGTTTCAGGCTACAGAATATCTGCATTGGCAGGATAAATAATAACATTAATAACAATCATGCGGGAGATATGGAACCATGACAACACGTAACTTTAGAGTTAACAACGGTTTAGAAGTAGGTGATATTGTAATATCAGCTTCAGCTAATACCATTACAGGCGGAGCAACTGCGGCACCTAGTGCTGATGGTCAATTCGCAAACAAAAAATACGTTGATGACCAAGATGCCAATATAGCATCGGATACATTAACATTAACAAACAAAACATTAACAGCACCAAAATTTGCAGATTCAGGATTTATTGCAGATTCAAACGGACTTCAATTACTAGTATTTGGAGAAACGGCATCAGCTGTAAATGAATTTAAAATCACAAACAAAGACACAGGCAATTCACCAATACTTTCAGCAACAGGTGACGACACCAACATTGGAATGGCACTTACAGCAAAAGGAACAGGTGACATTGACCTAAATGCAGGTGCAGATGTCAACATACCAGTAAACATTGGATTAACTTTTGCAGGCACAGAAAAAATAGAATCAGATGGTACTGACTTGACTATCACTGTTGGATCAGCCGGAGACATCAACATTGGTGCAGACATTGGTTTAACATTTGGTAATGACGGTGAAAAGATTGAAGGAGACGGTACAGACTTAACTATCAATTCAAGTGCATTGTTGAACCTAACAGCAGGCACAGCAATTGTAGTACCTAGTGGTATACCACTACGTTTTGTTGATGACAACGAAAAAATTACTTCAAACGGTACAGCCTTAACTATCAATTCAGGTGAGGATATCAATTTAACTTGTGCAACTGGAGATGTAAACATACCTGCAAACATAGGACTTACATTTGGAGATGATGGAGAAAAAATTGAAGGTAACGGAACAAACCTAACAATAGCTTCTTCTGGAACATGTACAATTACAGCAACAGGTGAAACAATTGTTACAAACGATATGAGAGTTGCTGGTAACTTGACAGTAGACGGAACAGAAACCATTATCAACACAACAACAATATCAGTTGAAGACAATGTAATTGAAGTAAACAGAAACGTATCTGCTAATTCAGGAATGCCAACATTTTCAGGCTTGAAGGTCAACAGAGGTGATGCTTCAACTGCAACTGAACAAGATTTATTCTTTGTTTGGGATGAAAGTTTTGCAGATGACGGTACAACAATTCACGGAAACGCAGGTGGTGCTTTCACAGCACTTAGATCGCAAAGTACAGGAAACAGTCCACAATCAGACTTTTCTCTTGTAGATGTACGAGCTAATGTGGTACACGCTGTATCAACTTCAGCTCAATACGCGGACGTTGCGGAGCGTTTTGAAGCAGACGCTCCTATGGCAGAAGGTGCAGTAGTAGAAGTAGGTGGTGAGGCAGAAATTACAGAAACAACTTCAGAAATGTCTGAAAATGTTTTTGGAGTAATATCTACTCAACCAGCTTATGCTATGAATGCCGGTGCAGGTAACAACGATTCACATCCATTTGTTGCAATGACAGGAAGAACTCCTGTGAGAGTAGCAGGTGCAGTAACTAAAGGTCAAAGATTGGTTACTTCATCAATAAAAGGTTGTGCGAGAGCAGTAGCAGTAGGTGAATCAATTTCACCATTTAATGTTATTGGTAGAGCATTGGAAAATTCAAGCGACACAGGAATCAAATTGGTAAACTGTGCGGTGAGAACAAACAACTAATAAATATTAATACTTTTTAGTAGAACAAAAGGCGGCTTTAGGGTCGCCTTTTTTTTTAGACAATTAAATCTAGTATAGTCTGTAATTTACCTTTTATACTTTTGTTGTTCAAAGTATTTCTCAAACCACCGTGTAGATTTTTTGGCCAACATTCAAAAGCACACCAACAATATCCGGAATGCTCGCTGTTGAGTTTTGGAATAAATTCATTGTCAACTGCAATAAGATATGTATGAAAGAAAAACTTTTGATCATTGCTTGTAAATAATTCTAACGGAATAAGTTTTTTAAAACTAGGTGTATCACCTACTTCTTCTTCAATTTCTCTTTTTAATCCTTCAAAAGCAGATTCAGTGTTACGTGCAAGTCCGCCAACAAGTCCCCAAGTACCTTGAGTTTTTTCATCTGTTCTCTGTAAAAATAGAAATCGTTTTGTACTTGTAGCATAGAACAATGCACCTGAACAGATAATATTTTCTTTCATTATATATGATGATCACCGTGCTTCCAACCCCACCAATTAATCAATCTTAATTCTTTGGCATTGCGTGATTCACCGTGTTTATGTGATAGTGTGTTGACTAAACTTGCTATATGAAATGTATACACAATAAACGGAGATATCATAAAACACACTAATCTTATATCAATTAAAGCTAAAAATAGAATAATTGTAATATGACATTCTATCCAATACTTGTGTACCCATTTTTGAAATTTACTTCTTACAAAGTCTTTTATCATTGTAGGCGATATTTTTTGTGATTTCCAATTTAAAAAGTATACTCTTTTCCAGCCAATAATATGTGGACTATGTGGATCTAATTCTGTGTCAGAATGTGCATGGTGTTGTCTGTGTGAGGCACTGAAACTTAACGGTGATCCTAAGGCTGTGCATAAAGTTAGTAATGTGTAAAAATAGCTTTTTATAGAATCTGTATATTTGCCGTGTGCAAAGTAAAAGTGCATGACATCGTGACCCACAAATTTAGCCCATAACATACTAGTAAAAAAAATTCCTAATGCATACCATACATTTATTCCAAAGTAACTTAACCCCACAATAATAGAAATGTGATGTGCTAGGATTAAAAATTGATTTCTACTTATGCATAACATTACTATAATTTATCGTGATTTTTTATGGAGTAGTGGCGTCTTGACCTGAGGCGTCATCGTTTGCAGTAAATCCACCATCTAATACAATAGTCCAATTACCTTGTGTGTATATGCCTTCATAAGATTTGACCCATTCTGTGCCGGTAAATCTATACTGTATACCTGTATTTGAATTGGTAACATAATGAAGTGTTGAGTCAGGATTACTAGCATCAAACACTTTTTGCCATCTGCTTTCAGACGAATTGTATTGAATTATATCTCCTACACTTGCAATTAATGTACCCCACGTTGAACTTTGCACTGTTGCAGTAGAATCACCAATTTCGTCAATTATTAAATATCTGTCTCCATCAGCAGGTGTGCCTGGTGCAAACGTTGTTGGATTGATAATTTTCTTAACTGCTGTTAACGTATTTGCTGGAATAGTGTCGTCGTCTATAGTGTATAATAAAATTGTATCATCTAAACTACTCGTGGCAATAGTACCAACTATTTCATTACCAGTTGGTTGTTGTAATCTAATCTGACTAGTGCCGTTTCTCACTTTTCCGTATTGATCCAAAAGCACTTTCCAATTTACTGGAGGCCCAAATGTTTCAAAAGGATCAGCTAACGAAGGTTCAGTTGCACCAGTTTGGAATCCGTCACCACCAGACGTAACATTTACTCCAGTTGTTCCTAATAATCTTAATTGATTTCCTGTCACTAATAAGCCAAAATTGTTTGGCGTTATAAAACTTTGCGATATCAAAGGTCCGCTTATTAATCCTTTGTTTATACCGCCATCGTCGTCGTAAATGCTCATGATAATTTTTTGTACTACTCCTAGTTTTTTAACTTTTACAGGAGGTGACAACCATATTGGCATACTAAATGTCATTGTTGCTACATCAATTTCTGTGTCAGCACCAACAGGTATACTACGTGAACTAAATGTTATACCTGTAAGTTCAACATAACTTAAACTGGTCCAGTCAATGTAATTGTCTGATTTTTGTATCTCAAAATCAGGATTAAACAAATATAATATTTGTTCCATAATTTGTAATTTTTGATCTGTGTTTGAACTGTAAATGTCTGCTGTGACTTCTAATCGAAAAGGCGAAGGCATAACTTTTTCTACAGTATATCCAGCACCTAGTTTATTACTATATGTGCCGTCCTCTAAAACATCTCTTTCTCTAAGATGTTGCTTTTCAACATGATAAGGATTTTGCATTCTCTCTCTGTCATAATTTAATTCTCTTATGTAACAAGCAATTTTTGGTGCATAATTTAAAGCATTTTCAGAATTGTTTCTAATTATGTTAGCAACTTGTCTTGTTGCGTCTCCGTACACCACAGGCACAGGACGTAAAGCTATTTCATCGTCTTTGCCTCTGCCAGTCTCAACACTGAAATTGTTCAGTATTCGCATGAACTGAGTTAAAAATCTTCTAACCTGTCCTGAATAAAAATGTAACATTAATTGTCAGCCTTTGGCTTCAACGCACTTTCTAATGATTGCCTTTGATCCACTGTTAAACCATTTATTGTTGTTGTTCCTGATGTGTTAGCAAAACCAGTTTTTTGTGTTGATCTTGAATCAGTGTTTGTTGTAGTTATCCTTACTGAATCTTCAACCTTAACCCATCGGTTACCATCATATCTAAACAATCTATTTGGTAAGTAATCTGTTCTCAAGAAATAATCTCCTTGTTCAACATTAGAGTTTGGAAATGATATTCCAAAGCCTGCAGGATTTCCATTTGGTGCTACGCCGTCACCGTCTAAATAAAATCCATAATGGCTAGCCGCCGGTGTATCTATTGTTGCATTTATATTTTTATCTGTAGAAATTCTATCTGTAGAATTAACATTATCTGTCCTAATGTTACCACGTTCATCAATAGGAGCAACATAGTATTGTTTGTAATTAAATCCTGCTTTAGGTGAATCTGCTTCTGCTTGTGCTAATACTTGATCACTAATTGTTTTTTCTCTATTGAAAGTTGACATATAACTTGCCAAAGATCCAGTAGTTGTGGCGTCACCTAAAATGTCTCTGTATTCTTGAGAATCTACTAATGATTTTAATTTCAATCTTAATAAATGTGGCCAATATGTTTGTGAAAATCCTTCGGCGGCTCTGTTTACATCTTCTACTACATAATATCTTTTCAATGCAATTGGTATGGATTCGTCTAAACTGAAATCATCTTTCATATGTGGAAACTCAATCACATCACCACTCATTGGTTTTCTTCCTAATCTTTCAACACTGTCATTTAAATGCACAGTCACAAATAATGTATCATTTTGTAAAAACATTCCAAATTGTGAAAGATTGAAATCTATATCTTGAACATTGTATATTCCACGAATTGTGTATACATCAGCGTCATATTTTCTATCTCTATTTTCCAAAAATAGTAAATCTTGTATGGTTCTTTCATTTAGACTGTCACCAGAATACTGTGGTTGTGTTGGAGAAGCTTCTCCGTCTTTGTTTGTGTCTCCTTGATCGTAAGGCCCTATGTATTTGTGAAAGTGTAAATCTGTTCCACCCACAGTAAACATCTCTTTGATGTTGCGATCAAAGAATTTATAGTCGGCGCCTTTCTCAGGCTTAAAAATGGATAATCTTGGCATATCATACATATTTATTGCATACGTCAAACCTATAAATATGTGTATGTCAGAACTTCAAACAGGTCAACAAGAAATATTTGATTATGTAAAAAATAATCTAGGTGAGGGTATGATTGACGTTGAATTAGACCCTAAACACTATCAAACGGCGCTAACTAGAGCCATAGATAGATACAGACAGCGTAGTTCAAATGCTGTGGAAGAGTCATATGCTTTTTTACAGTTGAAAGAAGATCAAAACACATATATTTTACCAGATGAAGTTATAAATGTCAGAAGATTACATAGAAGAACTGTAGGTTCAAGGACTGAAGGTGGCGAAGGTGGTACATTGTTTGAACCATTCAATTTAGCATACACAAATACATACCTATTGAGAGCAGGTGCTACAGGTGGGTTGGCCACTTATTATGCTTTTGCTTCTTATCAAGAATTAGTAGGTAAATTGTTTGGTTCATTCATACAATTCCATTACGATGTTGCTACCAAAAAATTAACAATCACACAAAGACCTAGAGCAGATTCAGAAACAGTTTTAATGCATACTGATAATTTTAGACCTGACATAACACTTTTCAAAGACATATATGCAAAACCATGGATTAGAGATTATACACTTGCAGTGTCCAAAACAATGTTAGGCGAAGCAAGAGGTAAATTCAACACCATTGCAGGTCCGCAAGGAGGCACAACACTTAATGGTGCTGAATTGAAAGCGTCAGGACTTGCTGAAATGGAAAGACTAGACAACGAAATTGGCAATTTTGCAGAAGGTGGCTCACCTCACAGTTTTGTTATTGGTTAATTCTAAAACAAATCACTTTAAATAATAACGGTATGTTAGAACAAGACCGTTACAAAACCTATGCAGATCTTACTCTTGAAGAACTAGAAAATGTTGTTGAGGATTTGGAAAGAATGAGCATTCACGCTTTAAAAGAAAATAAAAAAAGCATAAGACGTCAAATTATAGAATCTGCTAGAGAGGCCAAAAAAGAAATAGAAAAACGTTTAAAGAATAGTTAATTTAATAAATAATTATACGTTCATCCCATGGGGACGGAAGTAGACAAAAGTTGAAGGAACGCACTTAACTGTAAAAAGGAGAGTGTTATGAACTTCAAAGATTTTGAAATCGCTCGTAAAAAAATCAAAACTGCTAAGGCACACAAAGCCATTCATAAAAAACAAATGGAAAGACCTTTGTCAAGACCTAGAGCTGAAAAAAATATACTAGCACCAAATAATCCAAAACTGCAAGGAATTTAAATGAAAATTTTTTCCTTAAAAACAATTAAGGCCCGTGCCCCCAAAATTCCAGAATACAGTTGCCCTGTGATTGATGAAATCATTGCAGAACTTTCTACCGATCCAAACATGACAGCAAAAAAGTTTACTGTTGTAAAAAGAAAATTGAACAGGCTTAGAAAACAAAATACACAATTAAGATCAAGCGGCGTATACTGGTATGAAATTGTAAAAAAAATACTTGAAAAACCAGTCAAAAAAAAGTATAATCAATAGATGCTAATAGGAATTGTAGGGCTGATAGGTTCTGGTAAAGACACAGTAGCAGAAAGACTAGTGCAACAACACGGGTATATAAAAGACAGTTTTGCTAAAAGTTTAAAAGATGCTGTGGCCGCCATGTTTAACTGGGATAGAGAAATGTTAGAAGGTGATACTGTATCAAGCAGACATTGGCGAGAACAGCCCGATGCTTATTGGAGTGAAAGATTAGGGAAACCTGTTACACCAAGGTGGGTTCTACAGCATTTTGGAACAGAAGTAATGCGTGGACAAATGTATGATGGTATATGGCTAGACAGTTGTATGGGCCGATACAAAGGACAAAATACAGTAATATCAGATACTAGATTTAGTAATGAAATGAAAACTATAAAAGCACATGGTGGCATTATACTTTGTGTACAGCGTGGACATATGCCCACTAAAAAAGAAATGCAATCCAAAGGTGCACATCAATCTGAGTGGGATTGGTTAGAACGTGATTATGATATTACTATTACAAATGATGGCACTTTACAGGACCTTTACAACAAAGTAGATAGCTTAATCGTCGGCAATAAGATCGCCCACACGCCAGCCCAGTCTACGAACACTGCTCAACCTTTGGCAGTTAGCACAAACCGTTTTCAAGTTTGATTCTGATACATTCCTAAGATTTCCATCAAGAAATAACACATCCAGTTGTGCTTGATGCTGTGCTTTGAATCCACATAATTCACATTTTTTGAGTTTTTTATACCCAGATCGTTGAAGTACAGTAACTCCGCCAACTTTCTTATCTGCTTTGATACGGTTACATCTATCACACAAACTTCTCCAATATATCTTGTTGTATCTTTTGTAAGCATATGCTCTTGGTCTAGTTTTACACTGCGTACACAAAGGTCTTATGTTCTTATCCATATACACTATTTACGTCGCCTATATAGGGACCTAAAAATGGTAAATTTTGTCGTAAAAACCGAACGATTGAATAAATAATCTATATACGTATAACTTGCAAGGAGATTACGAAAAATGGCATTATCATCACCAGGAGTAGAGGTAAGTGTAATAGACGAAAGTTTCTATGTACCATCAGATGCGGGTACAACACCTCTTTTTATAGTAGCATCTAGTCAAGACAAACAGAATGGTGCAGGCTCAGGCACAGCGGCAGGAACAGAAACTGCAAACGCCAACACTGCATATCTAATATCATCACAAAGAGAATTAACAGAAACATTTGGAGATCCAAAATTTTATCAAGATGCTTCAGGCAATCCTTTACACGGATATGAATTGAACGAGTATGGATTACAAGCGGCATACTCATTTTTGGGCGTTGCTAACAGAGCCTATGTGTTAAGAGCGAATGTTGACACAGCAGACTTAATTGGTAGTGCAAATCCTCCAACTGTAAGACCAACAGACGGCACATACTGGTTTGACCTTGCATCAAGCTCTTATGGTATATTTGAATGGTCACAAACAGATCAAAAATTCACAGCAAAAACACCAACGTTGATTACATCAGTTTCTGACCTGGTAGGAAACAGTTCAACAGGTGCACCAAAAACAAACATTGGTTCACAAGGTGACTACGCAATTAATACAACTCATGTAAGCAACAAGATTTACAAAAAATCTGCCAGCAACACTTGGGTGCATTTGGGTTCAAGTGCTTGGCACTTAACACTACCTGTAAAAACAGTAGCATCAGGAACAACTGTAACTGGATCAGCAACCATGCAGATCAACGGAGTACAGGTCACAACAGGTGGCACAGCATTATCAGATGTCAACACAGCTATCAACAATGCTAGTATTCCAGGAGTATCTTCAAGCATCAACACTTCAACAAGTGCTCTAGAAATATTCCATAATGGTTTAGGATTTGGTGACTCTACAGCAGGATTTAACACAATTAGATTTGAAGAAGGTTCAGGACTATTGGCTGAACTTGGAATCACAGCCGGCACAGCACAAGGTCCTAAATTTTTACAAGCGGCACACACATCAAGACCAACTTGGAAAACAGCAGACGAAGACAGACCTAACGGATCTGTTTGGTTCAAAACAACATCTGCAAATTCAGGTGCTAACATAAGTGTAAAACTTTACAGCTCATCAGCAGGTGCATTCTCAGCAGTATCTGCTCCATTGCACGCTACAAATCATCAAGCAATATTCAAACTTGACCCAACAAATGGTGGAACAGGTTTAAGTGTTGGTGATTTATACACACAATTCAACATTACAGAACAAAGTGTAGGTGGACAAGATGACACTACAACTAATGTAGGTGACTTTCAAATCTTTAGATACGAAGGTGGCGAAACAATTATTAATTCTAAAACAACTTTCCCAAGTTTCACAGCAAATGAAACTTTTACAGTTAGAGAATCATTAAAAAATCAAGAAGCATTAGACACTGCAAAAACAGTTACAATGACTTCAGGTGATGGTTCTACATTAGGTGATGCAGAAGATTTTGTCACAGCATTTGCCGCGGCAGGATTTACTAATTTAGTTGCATCAATTATCACTGAAGGTGAGTTCAAAGGTGCTATCAGCATCAAACATAAATTAGGTGGTGAATTTAGAATGAACAACACAAGTGGTACCCCACTTGATGATGCAGGCTTTGGAACAAGTGCCGCTCATTCATATGGTGGATTCACTGCAAATTCAACAACACTAATTGACAACTTATATGTTGCACCAACAGGTGATTCGGAAGATTCAACTGTGGGTAACGAAGTCATAGCTACTAACTTCAAAAGATTAAGTTACACAGCTAGTACAAGTGAACCAACAAGTGAACCAACAGACGGTAAATTATGGTACGACACTAAGATTGATGAAGCTGATATTTTAGCACACAATGGAACAACATTTATTGGATACAAAAATGCTTATTCAGCAACAGATCCAAATGGTCCACAGTTTAGTGCCACGGCACCAACTACACAATCAGATGGTACACCGCTTGTCAATAACGATTTATGGATTGACACTAGTGATTTAGAAAACTATCCAAAACTTTACAAATATAACACAGCGGCAACAATCAGTTCAACTAACACAGCCAACCAAGTAGCAGTAACAACAACTGGTGCGGCATTTGAGTTAGTTGATAAAACTGATCAAACCACTGA